ATCTGTTTCCATTCCCCCCAAAAACTCAGGAAAAAACCAGGAAAACGACAAGGACAAAACCATGAATCAGAATCGGCCACTATTCGATGTGAAAGAACCCGAACATCAACCTGGGCCAATCGAAATAGCTGCCGACACCTCCATTACATCGCTGAAAGAACACGAGCACCTCACTGAAGCTCACACTCTGATCATCCAGATGATCCGCTCACTAGCGAGGGCCTGTGATCGTGGCCTCGACGCCCCGAAAGTTTCTGTCGCCACGACAACGATGCTCCGCCAGCTCGGCGAGCTTATCCTCACCCTCCCCGGCACCGAGGTCGTCGCCGACGACCAGGCAACCGCCGACCTCATGGCAGCCCTGGAAGACCTCCGTAATGCCTGACGACCGCCCCACCTACGACCTCGACGCACTCAGGGCACGCGACACCGAACTGACAGGCCGCCCAGCCCCAACACCACGATGGGCACCCACCGGCCCGCTCGACCGCAACCTCGGAGCCAAAGCCACCACAGTCTCACGCGCGATAGGCAAGCCCCTCCAGCCCTGGCAGATCGCCGCCGCCTCCCGCATCACCGAACTCAACCGGCCCGGCTCCAGGCTGACGTTCCGGTGGCCATTGGTGACCGTCCAGATTCCCAGGCAGGCCGGGAAAACGGTCCTCGCCGCCGTGCTCATGATCACCCGAGCGATCCTGTTCCCCGGCTCCGACATCCGCCACACCGCCCAGCTCGGCAAGGATGCCTCCGAGCTATGGGAGAACATGCGGGACTTGCTGACCTCAGATCATTGCCCATACCGGCCCCTTGTCACTGTAAAGTCAGGAAAAGGAGACCAAAATATCCGATTCATCAACGGCTCCACAATTCGCCCCTTCCCAGTGAATCGCGAAGCCGGACACGGTAAATCACCCGACCTTATTTTCATCGACGAGGCATGGGCATTCTCTACCGACACCGGAAATGAGCTACTGACCGCGATTAGACCGTCAATGATCACCCGCCACGATCGACAAATCATCATCGTTTCTGCTGCCGGTGACCCCGACTCGATCTGGTGGGACGATCTCGTCACCCAGGGCCGGAAGGCCACCACCAACCCGAACGCGACCCACTGTCACATCGAATACGCCCCACCCGATGACGCCGACCCCTTCAACCCCCGCACCTGGGAATACCACCCCGCACTCGGCCACCTCATCTCACTGACCGACCTCGCCGGGGAAGCGGGAGGCCCTCAAGAGCCCTTCATCCGCTCCTACCTCAACAGATCGACGCGCCGCGACAGCGGCCTGGTCGACATGACGGCCTGGGACGACCTCGCCGCCGACATCGAGGAACCACCACCCGGCACGACCCTCCACTTCGGAGCCGATGTCGCCCTCGACCGAACCGCTGCCTCGATCTACGCCGCCTGGTCCGACGACACCGGCCACACCTGGCTGATCCCCTGGGCGGTCCGGCCCGGGTGGCGATGGCTCATCAACGACCTCGCCGAGCTCATCCGCGACGGCCACGACGTCACCCTCGACGATGGAGGCCCCGCCCGCCTCGTCATCGAAGCCCTCCACAACATCGGCCTAACACCCCGCACCATGACCGCCCGAGATGCCTCCCTCGCCTGGGCAGCCATGGAATCCGCGATCAGCGACACCACCCTCACCCACACCGGGTCGCCATCGCTCCGCACCGCTCTGGTCGCCGCTCAAACCAGGAAAACAGGCGACGTCACCAGCCTCTCCCGACGCCAATCACACGGCCCCATCGACCCACTTATTGCCGCGACCGCCGCGATCCACGCCACCTCAGCCCGCACCGCAGAAATCCAGGTGTTCTAAATGCGATACCGAATCGACTCATCCACTCTCACACACCTGCCGATCTGCCGCGACTGTGGATGGCGCGGCAACCCAGAAACGTCCAAACTTGCCGCACTGATCGCACTCCAACGCCACCAGCGTGACATTCACCCAGGCGAATCACAGGGACCCCTCAAATCCAACATCGCGCGCGCCCGCCGCGCCGCTATGGGCCGGAACTGAATACTAGGGACCGGAAACTAGTGGACATGGGAGCACTAACCAGAGCCGCCGAACGTCTCGGCCTCATCATCCGCGAGTCCGCACCCGCGACCGCCGGGCAACCCATGCGCTCCATCACCCCCGGCCACGTCACCGATGACCTTGCCTTGTCCCTTGACGCCGTGTACCGGGCCGTCCAGGTCCTCCAAACTGCCGCCGGTCAGCTCACCCTCGACACCTGGCGCGGCACGACCCAGATCGATCCGCCCACCTGGATCACGACGCCCGACCCCTGGCGTCCCGCCTCCGCATTCATGGAAGAGACCATCGCCTCCCTCGCACTCCGTGGCAACGCCTTCTGGAGGATTAAGCGAGGCATCGCCGGACGAATCATCGCCCTCGACATCCTCGACCCCCTCGACGTCACCGTCACCATCTCCCCCGCCGGCATCCCGACCTACCGGGTCGGACGCGACACTCTCAACCGCTCCGACTGCATGCACCTGGCCCTCATGCGCCGCCCAGGAACCCGCCATCCGCTCGGCCTCGGCCCGATCCAAGCCGCCCAGGCGCAGCTCGTCTCCGCAATCGAGCTGCGCCGCTACGCAGCTGGCTGGATGCAGACCGGAACTGTGCCAAACGGAGTCCTCACCTCCGACCAAGCGCTCACCTCCAACCAGGCCGCCCAGCTCAAAACGCGTTTCCTGGAATCCGTGAAAGCCACCGAACCTGTCGTCCTAGGGCAGGGCACCGATTACCGGCCCCTCATGCTCAAGCCCGACGAGGTCCAATGGATCGAAACCCAGCAGCTCAACACCATCGGCGTTGCCCGGCTGTTCGGCATCCCTCCCCGCCTCATCCTCGCCTCCCCCGACGGCGGCACCGAGACCTACTCGAACCAGCAGCAAGAAGAACTGTCCTTCGTCCGCTGGACCCTCATGGCCTACCTGCGTGAGATCGAGGCAGCCGTCTCCTGGCTGCTTCCCCACGGCAACACCGCCCGATTCAACCTCGACGCGATCCTGAGACCCGACACCCTGACCCGCTACCAGGCCCACAAGGTCGCCCTGGACTCAGGATTCCTCACCATCGACGAGGTGCGCCGCATCGAAGGCCTCGAACCCATCACCCACGCCACTACCCAGGAGGACGCGAATGTCTGACATTGAGACTCGTGCCGTCATCCTCGACACCCGCACCGATACCCAGCCCGACGACATTCGCACGTTCACCGGACGCGTCGTGCCCTGGAACACGCCCACCACCCTGTTCCCTGGGCTGCGAGAACAGTTCGCCCCCGGCTCGGTACGCATCGACCCCGACCAGCCGCCCATGTTGTTCCGCGACCACAGGACCCCGATCGGCCGCATCACCGCCCTCGACGACCACGACGACGGCCTACACGTCACCGGGCATATCTCGGCGACTGCCACCGGCGACGACACCCTGACCCTCATCCGTGACGGCGTACTCGACCGCATGTCGATCGGGTTCGAGCCCGTCGCCGCCGACGAGACCCGCGACGCCGACGGAACCCTCATCACCCGCACCGACACCATCATCCGCGAGGCCTCAATCGTGCCTTTCCCCGCCTACCCGACCGCACAAATCACCGAACACCGCCACCAGGAGGAAATCATGGGCGAGCCCGCCCCCGACACTCTCACCCGCGCCGACCTCGACGACCTGGCCACCCGCGCCGACCTCGAAGAGCTGTCCCGCCGCCTCGAAACCATCGACACCCCCACCACCCCCGCCCCCACCGACACCCGATCGGCCGGGCAGGTCCTTAAAGACATCGTCAGCGGAGACGCCGCCACCATCGAGGCCGCAAACCGTTGGCAGGCGAGGGAATACCAGGGCGCGACCCTCGCCGACATCCCGGCCACCATCCCCACCGGCATCGAATCACTCGTGCGAGTGGTTGACACTGCCAACCCCACCGCCTCCCTGTTCAAGACAGCCGCGCTTCCCTCCACCGGCATGAGCGTGCCCTTCCTTCAAATCAAGGACACCCAGATCAAGGTCGGCAAGCAGGCCGCCCCTGGTGCCGATCTCCCCGGCCCGTCCAAAGTCGCCTTCGAGGTCAAGTCCTCCCCGATCGAGGTTCTCGGCGGCTGGACCGAGCTCGACCTGGTCACCGTGCAGCGCATGGAAGTCCCCGAGCTCGACACGATGCTCGAGGCCATGGCCGTCGAAATCGGCAAGGCTCGAGCCCAGCGCGTCGTCGCCGCCTTGAAGTCCACCATCGCCGACCGATCCAAGACCTCCAAGATCGTCGTCGCCGATCCGACCTCCCCCGACGCCTGGTCTGACGCGATCGTCGACGCCCAGATCCGCTACCTCGACAGCGGCTTGCCCGTCGACGGGATGCTCGCCGCCCCCGACATGTTCAAGACCCTCCGAAAGCTTAAGGACGGCAAGGGGGGATACGTCATGACGACCTACGGTCAAGGCGTCAACCAGATCGGCGTTATCGACGGCCTCTCAGGCCAGCTCGGCCCGATCCGCGTCTCGCTCATGCACGGAGCCGAAGGCAACACCGCCACGTTCTACGCGCACGACGCCATCTCCATCCGCACCAACGGCGTCGTCCAGCTCCAGGACACCAACGTCATCAATCTCACCGGGCAGTGGAGCCTCCACCAGCTGTCGGCGGTCTGTGTTGAGCGTCCCGATCTCATCGTCCCGGTCACCCAGGAGTGACGATGATCCCCGTTGACATCCCTGTCGGTGTCCTGGCAGAGCGCATCGGCGCTGACCCATCCCGCGTCGATGCGCTCACCGAAACCCTCGACGAGGCCACGGCCATCGTCTCCCGCATCGTCGGGGACGTGGCCGTTCCAATCCCGGTCCTGCGCCGCGCCATCATCGACACCTCTGCAGACCTGTGGAACGCCCGCTCGGCCCCCAACGGGGTCGCCACGTTCGCCGACGCTAACGGCACCGTGCCGCTCAGGGTCTCACGTGACCGCTCGGCCACGGCCCGCACCCTCCTGCGACCCTGGCTCCCGCCGGTGATCGCATGATCTCAGAAGCCCGCCGCCGTGTCGCTGCCCAGGTCGCTAAGGCCTGCCCCAGCGTGCCAGTCCATCAATGCGTCCCGGCACGCCTGGACCTGCCCGCCATCCTCATCACCGAGGGCACACCATTTATCACTACGGCACGGTTCGGGACCTGGTCGATCGCCTGGCGAGTCCTCGTGATCGCCCGCCCCGGAGACAACTCCACGATGATCGGCTGGCTCGACGACACCGTCTCCGCCCTCATCGACGGCATCGACGATCTCACCGAGGTCGAGCCGTTCACCACGATGACCGGCCCCGACGGTCAACTCCTCCTCACCTGCGCACTCACCATCACCACCATGGAAGGAATGAACCCATGACCTCAAAGAGAATCTACGGCCGCAAGTTGTGCATGTTGGTCGGTCAGGACCGCTATGACGGCGACGTCATCTCCTACACGCTCAGCCAGGATGACAAGGCCGACGGGTTGACGTTCGGCGACATCGCCACCGGCATCATCTCCGGGACATTGAAGATCAAGGCCATCCAGTCCACCGAGGCCAAGTCGTTCTGGCGCTTCTGCTGGGAGCACACCGGGGAAGCGGCCAAGGTCCGTCTCGCCCCCCACGGCAACGAGACAGCCTCCGACGCCGAGCCGTTCGTCGACTTCGAGGCCACCATCGGCAACATTCCCGACCTCGGTGGGGATGCCGGCGTCGACAGTGTCTTCGACTTCGAGACCGAGTGGTCCGGCCGCATCACCAAGACCCTCGTCTCCTCCGGGGCTCTGACCGCAGTTGACGGGGGCTGACGTCGCCGTGACGTCCGGTGACACGACCATCCGTGTCACCGGACTACGGTCCACACTCCGCGACCTCCAGCGCGCCGGAGCCGACGCCGAGGACATGAAAACCCTCATGCACCAACTCGGCTCCATCGTCGCCACCGCAGCCCAGCCACTCGCACGCCACCACACCGGGGCCATGGCCTCCTCGATCCGGCCCGGACGAGGCAAGACCAAAGCCGTCATCCGGGCAGGAGGAGCGAGGGTGCCCTACGCCGGCGTGCAGCACTACGGCTGGCCCCGACACCACATCTCACCAAACCCGTTCCTGGTCGACGCGATTAACGCCACCCGCCCGCGTGTCCTCGCCCAACTCGACAAGGGCCTGGTCGACCTCATCGGAAAACGACATTTCGACATCAAGTGAGGACCCATGTTCGACACCTCAACCCTCCACCTCGGAGACCTCGAGATCCTCGAGACCGACCTCGGAGTCTCCCTCCAGGACATCGCCGACATCAACATCAGCACCGACGACCAGGGCAGCCCCACCACCATGCCGCCCGCCCGCGTCATGGTCGCCATCGGCTGGCTCATGCTCAAGTCCGACAACCCGGCCGCCACCCTCGACGAGGCCCGAGCCATGTCCCTCGACGACATCACCGCCCGCCTCGCCGATGACACCGAGGAGGCAGCGGGGGAATGACCGGCCCGGACGAGTGGACCAGAACAGTCGCACGGATCGCCGTGGCGACCGGCTGGACCCTCGACCAGGTCCGGGCGCTCACCCTCGACGAGGCCACCGCCATCGTCGCCGCCATCAACGAAGAGAGGTCATGACATGGCAGGACACACCATCCAAGTGTCTGTGCTGGCAGACACCCGGAAGTTCTCCCGCGCCATGTCGAACCTGTCGAAGGCCACCGGCTTCGACAAACTGACCTCGGTCGCCAAGAAGGCCGGAGCGGCACTGGCCACCGTCGGAGCAGCCGCCGGAGCCGCGGCCATCAAACTCGTCAAGGACTCCATCTCCGAGGCATCCAACCTCGAACAGTCCATGGGAGCCGTCGACGACGTCTTCGGCAAGTCGTCGGGAACCGTCAAACAATGGGCCGCCGACGCCGCCACATCAGTCGGCCTCTCCAAGAATGAGTACAGCGAACTCGCCGTCCTCATGGGCACGCAGTTACACAATGGCGGGACCGCCATGAAGGACCTGGCAGGCAAAACCAACGACCTCATCAAGGTGGGAGCCGACCTGTCCGCCGAGTTCGGAGGATCCACCAAGGACGCCGTCGAAGCCATCTCCTCGGCACTCAAGGGCGAACGCGATCCGATCGAGCGCTACGGCGTCAGCCTCAAGCAGGCGACAATCGACGCGAAGGCCGCCTCAATGGGGTTCAAGAAGGTCGGAGGGTCCTTCTCGAACCAGGCACAGCAGGCCGCCACCCTCGCCCTCATCACCGAGCAGACAGCCGCCGCACACGGCAAGTTCGCCCGCGAGACCGACACCACCCAGCACAAGGTGCAAGTCCTCCAGGCCCGCTTCGCCAACATCAAGGCCACCATCGGAGCGCAACTCCTGCCCGTCCTCAACCGGCTGCTCGACGTCGTCGGACGCAACATGGACCCCGCCTTCGCCACCGCACAACGGGCCGTCGACAAGGTCAAGCCGTCACTGACACAGTTGGGTCAGATCGCCACCACCACCGTCATCCCCGCGCTCAAGAACGCCGCATCGGCGGCCGTGGCGATGCTCCCCACCATCGTCCAGGCGGCGAAGACACTGTCCGAGCACAAGACCACCCTCACCGTGCTGGCCGCCACGATCGGAACCGTCGTCGCCGGCATCAAGGCATGGAAGACGGCCCAGGCCGTCGCCAACGCCACCCAGACAGCCACCCTCGTCGTCCTGCGAGCCGTCCGCGATGCCCACATGCTCGCCGTCGCAGCCAAGGCCAAGGACATCGCCATCATGGCCGCCCACAAGATCGCCTCCGCAGCATCGGCCGCGGCACAGTGGGCACTGAACGCCGCCATGAACGCCAACCCGATCGCCCTGGTCGTCATCGCCCTGGGCGCCCTCGTCGCCGCCCTCGTTATCGCGTGGAAGAAGTCGGCCACCTTCCGGGCCGTCGTCACCGCGGCATGGAACGGCATCAAGCACGCCGCCACCGCCGGGGGGCATGCATTCATGTCCGTGCTCCGGTCGATCGGGTCGGCCCTGTCCACGGCCGTCAACGCCGTCAAACGGTTCGGCTCGTCCGTGAAGTCCCACATCACCTCCGCCTGGAACTCGGCCCGCTCCGCCACCTCCCGCGGCGTCTCCGGCGTCATCTCCTTCGTTCGAGGCCTGCCGGGCAAGGCCGTCTCCGCGCTGTCGTCGCTGGGCCACCGGATCGCCTCGGTCATGTCGAGGGCGTGGAACTCGGCCCGCTCCGCCACCTCCCACGGCATGTCCTCCCTGGTCTCCACCGTGCGAGGCCTGCCCGGCCGTGTCGTATCCGGCATCGGCAACATGGCGGCGCGGACCCGCTCCATCGGGTCGAACATCATCTCCGGCATGATCTCCGGTGTGCGCTCCGCCGCCGGGAACCTCGTCTCAGCGGCCAAGAACGCCGTCGGCAACGCGATCAACGGCGCAAAGGCGAAACTAGGCATTCACTCCCCGTCCACCGTGTTCCGTGACATCGGTGTCCAAACCGTCCGAGGTATGGAACTCGGCCTCGCCGACCGCGCCGGCCGGATCGCCACCGCATCACGAATGATCGCCGACACCGTCACCGGTAACGCCACCCCCGGCCCGATCGCCCTCGACGTCACCGCCGCCCGCACCGCACCGGCCACCGGCATCAACCCGATCACGATCAACGTGCAGTGCCTCGACCCGACCCCAGCAGTCGGCCGCATAATCGTCCAAGCCATCCGCGACGCCCAACGCCGAGGGGTGGCGATCGCGTGAACACGTGGATCAACGACATCGTCCTCGAGGTATGGATTCAAGACCCGACATCGACCTCGTTCCGCCTCGACCTGACCCCACTCGGGTCGGCGCCGCTCCAGCAGATGATCGGCACCGAACTGGAACTCGACCGCTCCACGCTCGACGCTGGCACGCTCGGCGTGGCTGAACCACCCGCCGAATGGTGGTCCATCACAGAGGAATGCACCTCTATCTCCTCCGTCATGGGAGCCCGCCCAGACATGATCTCCCCGACCGCGGAAACCGGCACCCTCGAGGCGACCCTCCGCGATATGCCCGGTCTGCTGTCGATCGGCATCGACCCCGGCACCCCGATCCGTCTCCGACACAACCAGACACCACTATGGAACGGATGGATCGACGACGTCACCGTCACATGGCACAAGGACGGCGGATCAACCTCCACACTCTCTGCCACCGACTGGGTGTCCCACGCACGCAGGATCACCCGATACGGCCGCCAGATCGACACAGAACCAGCAATCGACAGATTCACACATCTCATCTGGGAAAGCCTCGATGTGAATCTACCCACTATGTGGATCCACGATCTAACGACTCTCACATCCGCACGGAGAGAGTGCTGCGCCGTCCTCGACGAAGCCTCGCTCGCCGATCACCTCACCTGGTCTGCCACCACCGGCGGATTCCTCTGGTGTCCCCGCCCAGACCTTGAGGTGGCCTCCGCGATCATCCGCGAAATCAGGAGCCCGAACCAGGCAGTGTTCTCCGTGTGGTCTGACACCGCCGACCCGTCATTCCTCGACGCTGACGTCACCGCAGGCACATCCCAGATCGTCAACGAGCTCGAACTGTCACAACACTTCATCTCACGTGACGACGGGCAACAATCTGTGGGAACCACAACCTCGACATGGCGAGACACGGCGTCGATCTCCAACTGGGGGATCCGCCCCGCAACCGCTGACGTCTCGGTATCAGACACCGCCGACCTTCCAGCAGTCGCCGCCGACATCATGGCCCGATCCACTGTCAGAGGAGAGACAGTCTCGTCCATCACTGTCAAAGGCACCGACTGGATCGCCGCGGAAAACACGCCCCAACCCCTCGACGCCACCGCCATCGTCATCCGCGGAAGAGCACATCGCCTCATCGTCGCGACCGTCGCCCACTCTCTCACCCCCACCAACTGGACCACCACCCTCACCACCATCAGGAGCGCAACGAAATGAGCAGCACCCACAAAACATTCCAGACCGGCGAAATCTTGAGCGCCGACGACGTCAACAACGCGTTGAACCCTGACACCGCCGACCATATCGCCAGAGCTATCACCGCCGGAGTCACCACCATCAGAACCAACTCATCGCCCGGAACCGCACAAGCGGTCACCGTCCCCCTGCCATCTGGACGGTTCAGCAAGCCTCCCATCGTCGTGACATCAGTGGCGACGGCAGCCGGCGGCACCGGGAAAATCATCTCCCGGGGATACGACACCACTCCCACCACCATGAAAATATGCCTGTTCATGGGAGACGGGCAGAATC